TAAACAACACCAAATTCTAACAACTTGGCAGAAATAGAAGTATGATTACAAATATCCAAAGATGACGACATAATGTTGTCATCACCATATGTCAAAATTGACATATAATCTTGAAAATTTGACAAATCAATATCAATTCCACTCTGCCTAGCGATAGAATCACAAGCTAACATTATATACATAATGTTAACAATACCGTTTAAAATGGTGGTTAAAGGATTACCAGAAGGATTGCTACCTTGTAATTCAACTAAAGTACCAAATATATTACACATAGAATAACAAACATCGGTAGCTAATCCTCGCATAATAATAACATCATCATCATGCCATCCATATTTAACTGCTATTTTAAACAAAATTTCAAAGGCAGCCCATAATAGTTCAGGAGGTTGTCGTTTATCAAATGCTGAATAATCACCAGCAATAATACGATCCCTTCCATGGATTACAATATAATCATAAAGAATGTTCCAATCATAAGAAAAACAATTAGTACCAATTGCAGAACCAAATCTAAAATTGTGTTTACCACAAAACAGAGGTATAGTCCACAAAAAATACTGTCTAAATAAAACATTAAAAGCCAATGTTCCTGCATTAAACAACCTAACTTTATCCAATGCATGTTTCTTATGTGAAATCGGTTCATCTTTAAAATTATAATTCCATATAACTTGTCCTCTCTCGCCTTGTTTATACCTACTTAATAATAAGTGGTATTCATACAAAGCATCACGGTCCAAACCATATCGAACCTGATGATCTTCAGGAGGGACAAGAGATACAAAATACTTATCTTTACGACCAACGAGTAAAACCACCACTAGTATTGACTGGTAACCTATTAATATAAGGGTTACTATCAATACCATTAACTCCCACATCAATGTCATAAGGAGCGTTTGGCATTTCAAGCTGATACTGTTCAATAACACGAACGTACCACTCAAAAATACCATCACGCACCCTTTTAACATCACGTGGTTGAAAAGATGGCTTACTAGTCAATAACTTGTAATTGTTTATAAGACAATTACGATAACTACAACCTTTAGGGGATACATGTGTTCTTTCCAATAAATCATAATGTTGTAATACATCATCGACCATCATAGTATCACAAACATCTGATTTAATTTTTGGTCTAAAACCACACAAATCTCCATATACAGTTATAGTTCCAGCTGCCTCCAACACCGGATCCTTAGGATGAATAATAGCCTTATAATCATTCTGACACAAAGGATAAGAATCCTTTAATCCGATCCCATTAAAAGAAGCACATTCAGGCTCTTTTTTAAGATCAGATAACACGGGATGGCAATAAACCAACCATTCCTTCCGATTATATGCATAACCACCAGCAATGTGAATTCCAGCTATAAAACAACCTTTTATAGTTTGTACTATATATGGAGATCCACATTCACCTGGATTAGTAACACTGAGACCTTGACCACAATAACCACGACAAAACAATTTAGTTTTATCATGCCTATTATAATGAAAATCTCGCTGTTGCAATCCAGAAAAGCAAACTTTGCGTAAAACACCTTCATCATCTCTAATAATAATCTTGCCCGCTAATGAGCCAGAAAACCTCGAAGATAACAAATATGGTCTTAAATCGCGAAAATTCCCAAAACCAGGATGTGATATTAAACAAATATCCTTATCTGCCAAATACTCAACATTAGATTCATCCAATTTCAAGCCAAAACGAGAAGGCCCCATTTTGACTCCACGATTATGACGAATAATATCAACAGATTGAATATCCTGCAAATAACGATCAACCCAATGCCGTGGAACAACCAAAGTAAATCCATAAATTGCTAGAGCACGTATAGTGGTATACTGATCTCTACCAATAATTGCACTCAATACAACACAATTATGCGAAACGGTATTGACCAACCTATCCAATGTAGTAGTTTGTGGTTTACCAGTAACACGTTGTGCTTCTCGATAAGATACCATCCAAGGACTTGGCTTAGGTTCATTATCATGTTGAACATCTGGTTCATGAGCACGTAAAATATTACCAAATTTAATAAACTTACGCAATAATATCATAAAACCTATAATGCTCAAAAAA